GATTTAGGTGCTGACTTTGCTGGTGTAGTTAGAATGGATGTAGATACTGCATATAAAAAAGGTATGTTTACACACACCGAGACAGCCGAGAATATGATTGGTGGTCAGGGTGTGCCTAAAGAAGTCTTTAAAAAAATAATAAAGAAAGTTAACTAATGCCCCTTCCTCTCACTAAAGGACATAAGGGCATCGTCTATATGTAAATACCCTACCTCTTTGTCAATCCAATTCCTCCCTTTGAACTCAGTGTTCTTAGGGAGTTTTTTTGTGTGCCATTTAAAGTCATAACCTTCTTTTTCATCTTCCATATTAGCAGGGTCAAAGACATAAACAATTTGGTTCACCGGTGAACCACTTGAATTATCAGGCATAGATACTGCATACCAAAACTCAAAGTTGTTTTCTTTTGCAAACTTTTTATTCCAGTCATACTTTATCTTCTCAATAATAGTATCAGGGTAATATTTATTTCTACATTTGATCTCTAGCATAATACCGTGCTCTTTATCAAAGGCATCATACCTAGAAAACTTATCATCCATAGGTTCAAAATTATACTGTAAATTATTAAGTGCTTCTATAACTTTTGATTCGTTCATACTAACCATCCTTTTCTTAAAGCCTCTAACCATAAAATTACATATATCATACATCCCGCACTAACTATTGATGACATAAAAGCAAGATATATTATAGTCTTTTTTAGTAGCCTTGATACTCTATGCTGTACTTTTAAAAATCTTTTCACGTCATCCTCCAATTTTAAAAACAATAATTTGAATGACTAGTATTATTAATATAGTTTCTATCATTCTATGTCACTCTCTTCTTCAACTAGGTCAACTAACTCACATACACTACCAGTACAGGCTAATGTTTTAGTTCCTACAGTTTGGTCGGTTAGTTCATACTCACTAATTAAATCCCAGTCAACAGCTTTAGGCATCTTCTTAGCTAAGGCTGTATACTCTTTCTTAGTACAGTCTTCATAAGGTGCTTGCTGGTATGAGTGGTCAGAGTGTGGTAGGAAACTGACACCTGAGACTTCATCAAAGTGTTTGTATACCCACGCACCTACTTCCATCCATTCGTGCTCTCTAACACTTATAGTCACACTAGGCTTATGCTCACAGTAGTATCTTTGATAAGTGAGCCATAACTCTAGCTGTTCTAAAGCAGTCCTATCATTCCTAAGTATGGCACGTTCAGGGGCTTTCATAGGGAACGTAAACACCTTAACACTATTAGGTTTCATAACATCAGGTTCACAAGGTATGCCTTGGTCTTCCATAAGCTGTGCTATAGGGTCTTTGGAATCTGCTCTAACTCTACGTAGGTAGTAATCGTTATGTCTAGTATGAATACCACTAGCGCTATCTACTAACTGACTTACTGTACCACTAGGTTTAATAGCAGTGGTAGCGGTGGATTGATTTATACCCAGCAACTCAGCCCAGTGTTTATTAGTTACCACTGTTTCTTTACGTAAGTCTGAAAGGAAGTCAGGTAGATTCTTCTTACCATAATAACCTCTGTCTTTTCTCTCACTACCATTCATAAATGAGTTGTCCATTATGCCTGTCAGAGATACACCTAGTAATGCTTCTTCTTCTGTATTGTGTACCCACTTAGGTCTTAACCTTTTAAAATTAGTTAATGATGATTGAAACGTACCTAGTATAGTAGCTAATCTAACCTTACGTAGTATGTCTGATTGCTTATCATAGGCTCTTACTACTACCTCAGTTAAGTTACAGAACTGTCCGTCTCTTAATAGTATCTCACTACAAGGGTTACAACCAAAGTCGTGGTTAGGGTCACGCCTGCCATTCTTAGTCACTTGTTTTATTGCCGCTTCTCTATTAAAGATACCACGCTCACCAGACTTAGACTCATATAGTGATGTCCATTCTTTCATAAAGATGCCAATGTCAGGCTTCTCTGTGTAGCATACACTGTTGTTACTTAGAGCCATCTCTGGTGTAGTCGACCACCACTGTCCAGACTTAGCACCACGCATACGTTCATCAGTTAGGTTAGATAAAGACATTAGAGCACTTCGTCTAACACCACCCACTACAACTACTTCCGCAATTTTGCACATCATACGGTGGCATTCATAGCTAGTTAACTTACGACCGCCGGCTTCCTTAAAGATGTTAGTAGAAAAGTGAAACAAATCTAATAGGGGCTCAGGTCCACTAGCTCTACCACCAAAAGTTTTTAGTCTTGAACCTTTAACTCTAACATTAGAGAAATCCCACTTAGGCATCTCACCATCATACAAGTAAGTGATTAGCTTGCGGAACGCAGACTGCCAACCTTCCTTAGAATCCTGGACTACTATAGTGTCATCTACTTCTACTATGTCTGTAGGTACTTCAGGTAGTTTGTTAACGAACTGTCTCTCGACACTAAAGCCTACACCAGTACCGTGCATCAAGATAAATAAGCACTCGTCAAATGCTTTAGGATGGTCAACACTTAAGTAAGCACAGTTGTATCCAGCTATGTGGTTCTTAGCTAAGGCTGGTCCTGCTGTCATTAACGCTCTCATACTAGGCATTACTTCTAAGTTAACAACCGCATCTTCAAGTATCTTCCTAGTCTTAGGTACGAGCTCTTGGTTAGTGTTCTCTTTAAGATGTACTTCCATAAAATCAAAGTAACGTGCTACTGTTTCTTCCCACGTTTCTCTTCTTTTCTTTTCAGGTAGCCATCGGGCGTATCTACTAAGTGCTATAAAATTTTGGTAATCATTTGGTAATGTGTTCATTCATCCTCCATTGGGTCGATTTCAATGTTGACCATCTTGTCGCCATTGTCGTCTAAGTAAGTATTATAATGTAGCCTTCCTTCTCTGTGCATAAGAACAGCATCCATCAATCCTCTATCATAACATTTCTGACCGTGTTTCCATAATAACAAACCTCCCATTATTAGTAGAGCACACATCAGTAACGCAAAACTATCAGTCGATATCATTATCATCGTCATCAAACTCCTCTCGTTTATCCATCAGTTTATCCTCAAACTCGTGTAGCAACTCTTCTGACGATATGTCTAATACTTCACACAGAGTACAAGGGTCTATAGCTTCTTGAACTATGCGTTCCTTTAGTTCATTTAGAGTCAGAGCCATACTGACCTCCTTCGTGTTCAATCAGCTTGTCTAAGAACCACCGCGCTTTTTTTAAATCTTCTACTCCATTCTTATCTCGCCATCTAAATATATATTTACAAATACTAGCGGTGAGATAATCCATATCTTGGTCTAGAATAAAGTCAATACATTCTATATTGCCACGTTTGTAATGGTTAGGATTTATGTTATCTTCGTCCATTCTTTTAGTTCCTTAATTTGTTTAGTTGAAAAAATAGTAATATCATTCTTATCACACCATTGTGTGTAAGTAATTTTATTACCCTTGGCTACTTTAGAATCAGGTCGGGGCATAAGAAAGATTAATTCTTTACCTTCAAATCGCATTTGCTCGGCAATTGATTTATACTTCTGTCTGTCCCCACTTCTGAAGAACCCTTTAACCTCTATGTGATACTTACCCTTAACAAAGTCAGGGGTGTAGTTCTTTCGTATTGTATAGGCTATTCTACAAGGCTCATACAACCACTCTTTACCAAGAGCTTCTGAGCATTCCTTCTCTAGTTTACTCCGAAATTTTGTTGCCATCTTTATCTACCTCCAATACTTTTGGAATAAATTTAACTTCAGTTAAGTATCGTGGACCAGTAGAATATATAAATGTTCTAAGCTTATCACCCCAACACTCGTGCTTGTAGGCACAATAACTACAGCCCGTTGCCAGTTTCATATTTCCTGACTTACCGTCCGCAACAGTTTCATAACATCTTTTTGGTGGCTCTGCTTTTTTAACTACTTTTTTTATATTGTGTATTCTTTCTTTAATAGAAAAGAAGTTTAACTTAGACCAATACCATTGAGACTCGTCAGCCATATCATACTTGAGGTATGTTAGATGTCCGTTAGTCTTATCCATAACCAACCAACCTACATCTGTAGTCTTCTCAGACTCAGCATAGCCTTTGATTTGGTCTATATATCCAAAAGGGTCATCATCAATTAATGAACCATCTTTAAATTTCTTAAAGCCATAAGGTGACGCTGACTTAACATCTGTCAATACACCATCAATCTTACAGTCCATAGAACCTTTGATACCATCTACTTCAGCTTGTTTCTGTTCGTCTGTCACAGAGTGACCAGAGAGCTTTGTAAGTGCTAATACCATCTCTTCAATCAAGTGACCATATAGAAACTTGATTCTAGTGTGGGGCATAAGCTCCTCACCTTTATAGCCATTA